TGCTGAAATTATAGAATAATATAGTTTGAAACGATATTTATTATTGACTGCTAGTACTTATATTAGCTGCTATTTTGGACGAGGGTTCGATACCCTCCACCTCCACAAGAAAATACTTACATCATGGGGGTGACTGGATTTGACAGGTAGTAAGGGTATAAGGAAGGTCAAACGCAATTAACTGGCGAACAAGTTGAATTAGCAATGGCTGCCTAATTTAGGTACCCAAAGCAAACGGTAAAAAGAGGTCATGTCGTAAAAACCTCGGTGGTTGGAGGTAAGATATAAACGGAGGGTACTAGGAACTCTCACCCTCTATTGTTTGCGTCTGAGACGTCGCGGATAGCTAAAAGAGTTCAGCTGGGAAGGGTGGTGGCATATATAATATAAGGATAAATTATGGTAAATAATCTATGGACAGTCGATGATGTATTTAACCCAAAATCTGAATTTTGGAAAAAGATGTATGGCGATGTTGATAGCTATTTTAATAATATGGACAAAACTGAAATAGATACAATACACAAAAGGGCATTTCAAGATAGAATATCAGATTTTGTAGACTACTTTAAGTCTTTATCTAAGACAGATAAGCCAAAGGTAGTTAGGGAAATAGAGCAGTCTGAAGAAATAGTTTCAGAGGTACTGTGGAATTTAGTTGGTAAGAATGATAGGGAAATATTATTTCATAACGATATAGATTATTTTAATGACTTTATAGATACTTGTCCAGATCCATTATTAGAGGTATATATAAATAAGTTAGCTAGCGGAGAAAGTCTATTGAATTATGCTGTTCGTGAACACTTAAAACCGGCTAAAGAAAAGAAAAAGCCTGAAGAATCTAATAATATTAAGAATACACCAACACCAGTAACTGTTCAAGTTATAGATGGAAAATTGGTAATATCATCAACAAACCTTAAGGCCTTAAAAAAGTTTTCGAAAATAATGATTGAAAACGGAAATAGGGTTGAAGCATATAAAGAAGAAACACCTGAATATAGTAAAACAATTTATTCATATATTTTTACAATTAAACGAGAAGATTAAACTAAAGTTATAGGAGAAAACCATGAAATACAAACAACAAATAGAAGACGCATTGGAAAAAGCAGAACAATTATCTTTGACACTTGATACAGTAGCAAATACACCTAGGTTAGCAGACCCAAAAGAAATAAAAAGACTTACTGAAGCAATTAGAAGCCATCTTAAATTTATATCTGAAAGAATAAGTTTAGAATACTAAACCAATGAAGAAAAGATTATTCCCTTTATTGATAGCTCTCTCAGCATTAGCAGTTTCAGGTAGTGCAGCATTTTATTCAGTTTTTGGATTGAGTAAGTTGTTTGCTGGAGCCAGTTTACAGGTAATAATCATGGCTGGTTCTCTTGAATTTGCAAAACTTGTAGTTGCTTCACTACTATATCAATATTGGGATACAATAAATAAGGCCCTTAGAATATATCTATCGGTTGCATGTTTTGTTCTTATCTTAATTACTAGCGGTGGTATATATGGTTTCCTATCTGGTGCCTATCAAGATACTGCAACTAAGTCTGAATTACTTGACAAATCACTAGCAATATTAAATCAAAAGCAAGTAAGGTTTCAAGAACAAAAAGCGGATTTACAAATAGAAAAAGGCCAGTTAAATAAAACAATAACAGATTTAAGGGTATCACTATCTAATCCAGCCCAAGTATCTTGGTACGATAAAGAAGCCGATCAAGTTATTACATCTACATCTAGTTCAGCAAGAAAAGCCTTACAAACAGAATTAAAGGCAACAATTCAAGACAGAGATGATGTTAATATAAAATTAGAGGCTATATTAGATTCTATAAGTAAAACGGATATGTCTTTACTAGATAAAGAAATAGGAAATGAAGCAGAGCGAGAACTTGGACCATTAAAATATCTAGCAGAAACTACAGGTAAAGACATGGGACAGGTGGTAAATTGGTTCTTATTACTTATTATATTTGTATTTGACCCATTAGCAATCGCATTGGTTGTGGCGGCTAATTTTGCATTTGCGCAGATAAGACCTAAGGTTGAGGTTAAAATGTCTGTACCAGAAGGCATGGAATTTAATAAACCTTATCCAATGCCTAAGAGTTGGTATAATGTTGAAAAACAAGATTTGGTCATAGATGATTTAGAAACTGCAATTAAAACCAATGAGGAAATACTAGCAACCCCTAGAAAGTATGAGTTATATGGTGAGCTACACACCAAGGATGAGCTATTAGATATTGCAAAAGAAATACGTAGCAATGATAATACCCCTAAACAAATACTAGAACTATTAAATGACGGTAGAATAAACGAAGCCTTAACTTTAATGGAAAAACTAAAAAGAAATAGATAATTTTTTATATTTAATATTATATGGAAGAAAATAAATACAGAATAGAATACAGAAAAGGTACCAAGTGGAATGAAAGAATTGGTGCGAAATATAAATATATGGAATGTAAGCGTTGTGGTCAAATGGCTAAATGTGGAGATGATGCAACGGCTATAACATGTAGTGATTGCGTTATAGAAATGTGGGAACCTTTAGAATCAAATTATGTAAAATCAGATAAGCCTAGAGGATGGACGCTTATGTCTCAATTTGTAGATAAAGACGGTAATGTATACCATAGAGGTGTAGAACAACCAGAATTAAAGGGTACTTTAGAACCTACTCCAATAAAAAAATCTACTGGTCCTGCAAAAAGAATGACAAATACAGAAAAACAAACATTGATAGCAACTGCAGCCCTTCATTTACATAAATTAAAAAAACAGTTACAAAATACTAGGTGGAAAAAGGATAAGAAACCTATCTTAAGCGAAATAAAACTTCACTCAAAGATAGCAACTGCAAAGTTTCCACGAAACTTTAATAGAGAAGAATATCTAAAAAAGTATAAAAAATAATTCAAAAATAATTTTCCCGATTCATTTAATTTTATTATATTATATAATATGAAAAGAATATTAACGCACTGCATAATCTACGGAGGTGCAGTTATTCTAATAATCATAACTTTAATACTGGCAATTTTTAGATTCAGTATTTTAACATTGATTAAAATTATAGAGAGGATTAAAAATGGAAGAAGCTTTTGATAGACTTATTTACCAAAGAGGAAATAAAACAAAGGAGGCAAAATCTATAGACTTAAAGGTACCAAATGATATGACCTGTAAAGAATTTAGAATTATCTGTATACGAATGGCTCATGCCTTAGGTTATCATGAAGAAAATGTTAAAGACACATTTGGTAAAATAGATGATGCAAATAAAGAAAAAGATAAGAAACAATTAAAATTATTATTTGATTAGTTATGAAAAACACGGAAGAAATAAAAACTCAAGTACTACAAAGAGTACCTCCTGGAGACAGATGGAAGCCTGTTGGTAGAACAGATATGATATTTGAATCATTAACCGACGGTCTAGAATGGTGTTTTCAAGAAACTGGTTGTAGAGATTATTATTTAGCAGCATTTGACGGAAAGGTATATTCTATTGACCAAGTAGAAAAAGCACCTGAACCACCTAAACAATTTAGCTTATATGGAGAATAATATGAATTTAACAGAAGAACAAATAGCTCAAAATTGGGAAGCACTTATTAGAAAGATTGACACTAATTTTGAAGGTAAAAGAAAGGAACAATTAACTTCCATGTATGAATCTTTTGCTGATAAAATGATGTTGGCTCCAGCGTCAGGAATAGAACACTTTCATAATTGTTTTGCTGGTGGATACGTTGACCATGTTTTACGTGTGATGGATTGTTCAGAAAATTTATACGATCTTTGGTCAAGCATGGGTGCTGATGTTAGTAATTATACTAAAGAAGAACTAATGTTTTGTGCCCTTAATCATGATTTAGGAAAGGTTGGTGATAATGATAATGAGTATTACGTTCCCAATCCTAGTGAATGGCATAGAAAAAATCAAGGTAAAATATACGATCCAAACCCAAATATTCAACACATGACAGTACCACATAGAAGCATATGGCTTTTATCTAATCATGGTATTACTTTTTCTCAAAATGAAATGATAGGAATACTTACCCATGATGGAGTGTATGATTCCGCAAACGATGCGTATCTTAAACCATGGGGTAAAGAAAAAGCTTTATGGAATAATTTACCTATAATACTACACCATGCAGACCATATGGCTTCTAGAATAGAATATGAAAATTGGAAAAATGGTAATAAGGTAAAAACTGCATTTAGTAAAACTGTAAACAAGCCACAGAAAAAAACTAAAATATCAACTGAGTCTTCTTCAGCTCAAGATATGTTCAAAGACCTTTTTGGAGAAGCATAGTGGTTTGGGTATTATCAATATTATTATTAGTTTCCCTTTATGTTATTTTTAATTTACTAAAAAAATTAGAACAGTTAGAATCAGCAAATGAAGAATATTCTGACTGGATAGAACAATTTTATATTAGACTAAATACAATATTGGCTGAAATTAAGGCTATAGATGAAAAGAAATTATTCCAAACAGATGATGAAGTTGGTTCTGTATTTTCACAAATCTCTGAAACAATTAAAAAATTAGAAGACTTAAAGAATGACGAAAAAGCTTAGCCCTGTAGATAAATTTTATATAGATATAGAAAAACTTAGAGAAAAAGAAAGACTAGAAGAAGAGGCTTTGTTAGCTTCATCTAAAAAAAGGCGTGGTAGGCCAAGAAAAAAGAAGATGTATTTTACACCTGAGACAGACCTAGCCATAATGGCATATAATGCTGAAGATAATCAAAGAAAAAGAAACAAGGTTTATAATGAATTTATAAAGTATCCGTTTGATAAACTAGCAGAAAATATCATACACACTTTTAAGTTTTATTATTTTGATGGTGGTACCAAGGAGGTAAAACACGAAGTTATAGCTTTCTTACTAGAAAAATTAACTAAGTTTACTCCTGGAAAAGGAAAGGCCTTTTCATATTTTAGTATAGTAGCAAAAAATTATCTAATTCAGAATAACAACAAAAATTATAAAGAGTTAAAAAATAGAAAAAATATAACTGTTATAGATACTAGAAGAGATATAACTTCTGAAATAGCACAAAGCGAAAGATTAGAAGGTTTGGAAATATTTATTGATAGATTTTCTGAATATTATGAAAAGAAAATAGGTGAAAAATTTAGAAATGAAAGAGATAAAAAAATTGCCAGGTCACTTCTGATCCTATTTAAGGACAGAAAAAACATAGAAATTTTTAATAAAAAGGCACTATATATTATGATACGAGAAATGACTAACACCAAAACTCAACATATAACAAAGGTTGTAAATGTCATTAGGGAAGATTTCTTAGTATTATACAAAAAATTTGAAAATGGTAAATTTTTTTAGTATGAAAAGTATACTTATTAGTAGTTATGACAAAAGGTTATTAAATAAAGGTTATTAGAATAGCGCAGGTTATTCAATAAAGGCTTAACGAAGAGAGCATTCAACTAAGCAAATTAAACAAAGAGAGGAAATTTTATGAAAAACATTTTTTTAACAGTAGTATTGGCATGTGCAACTATTTTAGGAACACAAGCACAAACTAAAGGCGATTGGTACATTGGTACTGGAGACGTTGCAAACGTAGCTTGGACAGATTGGGCAGTTTCGCCAACTGTTGGATATGGCGTGACAGACAACCTAATGGTTGGCCTATCCGTATCACAAGCTGACTCAACTGTAGATATGACTTACGATCTACATGCAAGATATTATGTAAAAGGATATTTTGTATACGCGGCAACAAGCGGACTAGATACAGAAACATTAAGTATTGGTCTAGGTAAATTGTTCACTATACACAAAGGTGTATACGTAGACCCTAAATTGGTTTACAACACAGCGGAAAAGACTACAAACCTTACTCTAGGGTTTGGTCTTAAATTTTAATTAACGTCCATATTGGACAAATGCTCTCGACAATTATTAACAATAGAGAAAAACAGGAGAAATCAAAATGGATAGCGTAATTAAATATATTACAGGATTCTTTGGTGGATTAGGTTCAATCTTAATGGCTGTATTACCAGTAACGATCTTATGGTTCGTACTAACTGGTGGTTCAATCTACGGAATGGATGTAATTGCA